CCAGTGGTGGCTTCTAAGTAACTATCGCATACTTCTTCACGGCTAGGTGCAATAATTGATACTTGTTGTTTATTTATAGAGACATTTTTGTCAGGATCTGCTGTAAACAAACTATTCATCATGTTGATACCCTGGGGACCCGGTACTACTGTTAATGGTTTAGCTACAGTATAGGTTGTATCATCTTCTGCAGTGATTCTTGCTACGATTTCATCACCGTTTGCAATTTTAAATGTATAAACTTGATCTAATTCTACTTTCATGTTATCCTCGTAAATGACTTCGTAAATCAGTAAATCCGCCAATGTGCTGACCATCTAAAAAGATCTGCGGTAACGTGCGGGCGTTGGGTACTGCTTCTAACAACTGCTCTCGGGTCCAATCTTTACTCACATTACGTTCTTCAAATTCAACACCACGTAATTCTAACAATGCTTTTGCTTGAACACAAAATGGACAGGCATCTTTACTCCATACAACTGCTTTCATAATTTTTCCTTTTTATTATTATAAACTAGGCAACTGGTCGTAGTCAAGTGTATCACTCATTACACCAATAACATAGTTAGTTGATTCTGACTCCTGTAGTGCTGTTTGTTTGTTGCTGGTATTTACGTGTTTATTAAACCACGGTATAGGTGTGGTTTTAGGAGCCGGAGTTTGGTATTTGATGCCCACTTCTTTCAATGCGCCTACTGCGGTATAGTCTACAAAGTCTTTTAGAATGTTGGCGTTAAGTCCAATAACAGGTCCTTTGTTAAACAAGTAGTCTGCCCACTGTTTTTCTTCGCGGATCACATCCTGATACAATGCATATACTTCAGTTTCACATTCGGCACGGGCTTCAGCAAATCGTGGATCTTCTTTACATACCTGATTGATCATCCAAGCAGTCCAATCTTTATGTAAAATTTCATCTTGCAAGATCAAACTGATAATGTTGCCGTTACCAATAAAGATACGATTCTCAACCATGGCCAAACTGGTGGCAAAACTTACCATAAAGCGGAATGCTTCTAGCGCATAACTGGCATGCAAAGCCATCCAAATAGCCCGGATGTGTTCTTTTTCAGTGACTGTTTCGCCTAACTCTTTACGACAATTAACTAAGTGTAGTGCTTCGTAGTAGTTGCCTACGCTTGACGCCATGTCAATAATTTCTTTAGTATCATGAATTGTATTGAACGCATCTTTAGGCACGTTGTAAATGTTACGAATAATGTGACTATAACTGCGACTGTGAATATTTGTTTCAAAGAATCCCCAGTTAAACATCAAGGATTCAAGCTCAGGAATACTACATACGGGCGTAAACACCTGAGTGGGTCCGCGACCTTGTAAACTATCTAATGCTGTTTGACGTAGCAAGTTGCTGGTGAAGATATGACGCACTGTGTCTGTGGCTTCTTTAAAATCGTTAGCGTCTTTGGTAAGACTTACTTCTTCTGGTACCCAAAAGAATCCACGTGCTTCAGCTTCAAACTTTGTTAGCTTCGAATATTTGACTTCCTCAAATCTCTGTATGGTCACAGGACCCGCTGGATCAAGAAACATTTTGCGATGTAGGTAATCTGTTTTTGTTTTTAAGTTGTATTGTTCTTTGCTCATAATTGGTCTAATGCCTCTTTTAATGTTAATACTGTTAAATCAATGTTCATTAATTTATCTATTCCAAACAGCCCAATGCGGAATGTTTGAAAATCCTCACGTTCGCCCAGTTGTAAGGGCACTCCTGCTGCGGTTTGATATCCTAGTGCCCTAAATTTTGTAGAGTTTTGAATATCTTTGTCTATGGTATAACAAACTACTACTCCAGGTGCATGATAGCCATAATTGGCCACACTAGGATATCCGTATTCAACCAATAAGTCACGCACCTGTGTTCCTAGATCATACTGACGACTTTTAAGATCATCAAACCCCAGGCTTTCTGTTTCCAACATGGTGCCACGTAGTTCTTTTAATGCGTTAGTTGGCATTGTGGTATGATAGATAAAAGAACTTTTTTCATAAGTCTCCATGACCTGTGTCCATTTAAGAACATCCATGCTATAGCTGGTACTCTTAGTGGTATTGAGCACTTGTCTGGCAAGTGCGCTCATGGCAATCAATGCACAACATGGAGCACTAGACCACCCCTTCTGTGGTGCTGTAATTACCACATCAATATTTAAAGACTTCATATCAACCCATGCAGCTCCGCTGGCAATACAATCTAGTACAAATAATGCGCCAACGTCACGACATGCTTGTCCTATTTCAGCTAGATAGTTATCGGGCAGGATTATACCAGCACTAGTTTCTACATGAGGAGCAAATACAACTTCTGGTTGATTGTCTCGTATGTAGTCAGCAACTTCCAAGGAATCGGGTGGTGCATATTTGCCTTCACGAGAATCCACAACTTGATGACCTGTGATCACATGCACTGACCGGGCAATACCGGCCATGTCAAATATCTGTGTCCAACGATAACTAAACCAACCGTTGCGTATGATCAAGATGTCTTTGTCATTGGCAAACTGTCTGGCCACTGCTTCCATACCAAAAGTACCAGAGCCTGGAACAATCACTGCTGAATCTGCCGTATAGGCAGTTTTCAATACTCGGCTGATGTCTTTCATGATGTCTACAAATTCGTCACTCATGTGATTCAAACTTCGATCTGTGTAGACCACTGAGAATTCTTTTAATTTGGTATATTGCATTGTGTGGTTTCTAACATTATTGGAAAGCTCCAATGGGTACCGCAATAATACCAGGCAGTTTGTCACTCTTCTTATTATGTTTGTGGTCGTGTCCTTTGCCTGGCGCTCCATGTGGTTTGTTGTGTGCCCTTAAATCAGCCGACCCTAGGGCTTGATCATAGTTGACTTCGCCTCTGAAGCAACCAACAGCATAGGGAAATTCACGGTTCAAGTGATAGTGATAGATATTCTGCATCTTGCCATCCCACATGACTGGATGGGTGTGTCCATGACATTCGTCCAGTTCTGCATTGGTGACCATTTTGCCATCATCACCTCGGGGACCATAGATACCAAAGCCGTCTAGAGCATAGCCAAATAGTGGTGAGTGGCCTTCGGTTCCTTGATTGGGAAAGCACTTCCAGCTATACCCATGCAAGTGATACTGTTGAGCATAAGGATGACCCCAGCATTGGTCAACAGGCAAGATCGAAGCAGGTGGATACCAGGCTGTGGCACTGGCGTTGGCAATCTCAGCGTGCCATACTGTGCCTGTGAGTGTGACGCCAATTGGCAATGCGGCAATGGGATTGGGCTTGGCACTTAACTTGGGGACTTTAGGCAGTTGGATATTCAACTCATACGGACTGACGCCAATGGCTGCGGCACTGGAATAGTCATGACCGGGAAAGCCTGTTCTAAAATCATGTCCGCCCGGGGCGGCCTGGTAATACTTGTAAGCAGGAGTGCCAGGTTGTACAGGAAAGTCGCCCATGGCAGTGTTTGGTAGGCCATTGCCTACAAAATAACGATACTTGGCATCTTCGGTAATGGCAAACACACTGCCTTCTTTTGCATAGTCTTTGGCATATTTGGTGCCACTCACATATGGCATCTTTGCAACGACCACGGTATTGTTTGTGGTATCCATCCAGGGCTGTGTGCTGATTTCAAATCGTGTGTTGCCGGGCACTGCCGCAAGAAAATCTGCGGCCATGAATAGTCCATTACGTTGAGCTACATAAGGGCTTATGGTTCCTGAGCTTAGTAATGTGGTTGGTGCATCCGATGCTATGGCACCGCCGGCTAATACAATGCCGAGCATGGTTGATATTAATACATGTTTAATCATTATGGTTTCCTTATAATTTACAAGCTTCACAATCTTCTTGATCGTCAAAGTCAATTGCTTCTAACTTGCCTTCTACAGCTTCATCTTGTCCTTTACTACCTTGCTTGTTGATCAGGCTGTAGTAGAATGTCTTTAGTCCCCAGCGATGTGCATTCATGAGATTGCGAGCAATTAATGTGGTTGGAACCTTGCGGTCGCCAAAGTGTGCTGGATTGTAGAATGTGTTGGTACTAATACTTTGGTCAACATAAGCAGCAATTACACTTGCTGTCTTGATGTAGCCAACGCAATCTTTTTGATCCCACATGAGTTGATACTTGTTCTTCAACTTGTTATACTCTGGTGCAACTTGAATTAATGAACCTGCTTTTGATTCTTTAACAGTGATCAAACTCATTGGCATTTCAATACCATTTGTAGAATTAATAACAACACTGCTAGATTCAACTGGTGCCACAGCCATTAAGGTAGCATTACGCACACCGTGAACTTTCATCATTTCACGTAGCTTTTCCCAATCCAGTTCTGGTTTAAAGTTTGCCAATTCATTAACAGCCTCGGCACGGAGTTCCCACGGAAATACGCCTTGTCCATAACGTGTGAAACCACTGTGACCGCATGGTCCACGTTCTTTGGCCAGCTCTACTGTGGCTTCTGTTAAGTAGTAGGCTTGATGTTCCATCCATGATTTAACTTCTTGTAGTGCATCCTTCTCGCCGTACTGTAGGCCACGTTTGGCATGCCAATAGGCCAAGTTAGTAATGCCAATACCTAATGGTTGAATTTCTTGATTGCTGAGTTGACTTTGAATACTCAAAAAATCTTGATAATCAAGTATGTTACAGAGGCTACGTTGCAATATACGACAAGCACGGCGCATATCTTCTGGATTACGGAACGCACCCCAGTTAATGGATCCTAGTGTGCAAAGAGCAATGCGGCCTTCGTCATCATCAAGACGTTTAAACGATTTAGTAGGCAATAAGATTTCACAACACAAGTTACTCTGATAGATTGTATGATACTCAGGATCAAAAGGTCCTTGGTTTTGAACGTTATCAATAAACACAAGATAGATACGTCCGGTGTCAGTGCGTTCTTTTAAAATGCCGCCTTTGAACACATCTTCTGCATTCATTATTTTTTTACGCAGGTCTTTACGTTTTTCGTACTTTATATAAAGTTCTTCAAACAACTCTGTATTTTTATAAAAGGCTTCGTACAGGTCAGGCACTTCGTTGGGATCAAAGAATGTTATGGTTTCTTTGTTTTTGAATCTACGCCAGAACATGGCATTAAGCACAACCCCATAATCCATATGACGGACTCGGGTTTCCTCGGTTCCTTGGTTGTTTTTAAGAACAATAAGATCATCAAACTGATAATGCCAAATAGGATAGAACACAGTAGCACTTGCATTGCGGATACCTCCTTGTGAACATGACCGCAGGTCACCAAACCATTTTTTCAAGAATGGAACCATACCTGTATGCATGACTTCACCACCGCGGATAGGAGCACCTAGTGGACGTAAGCGACCAATCTCTAAGCCGATGCCGGCTCGCTTGGCCGCATACTTGGCCATCATCTCCCCACTAGCAAAAATAGAATCCAGATTGTCGTCACTGCGGATAAGCACACAACTAGAAAACTGTTTAGTTGGAGTGCCAAGCCCAGCCAGCACAGGTGTAGCAAGAGTAAACAAACCATCTGACGCACAGTTGTAATACTCTTTGATGTAACGCATACGTGCCGATCCAGGTTCTTCTTTATGAAAGACCGTAGCGGCCGCGACCATATACCTAATTTGTGGAGTCTCATAGATCTCCTTTGTAGCGCGATTGCGTACAAGATACTTCTCAATAAGTTGTTCAATAGCAGCATAACTATATTCTTCATCCTTGGCATGATCCAACATGTCATTCATTTTGTTCCAGTCTTCTTCGGTATACCACTCAAGAAGTTCTGATGTGTATAAGCCTGTGTCTACGTTTTTCTTTACAATCTCATAAAGATGTGGTGGTTCATATGATCCATATACATCTTTACGTAACATACTCAGGCGTTGTTTGCCTGCAACGTATTGATAATTGGTATGACCTACATCTGGATTACTTTCGATGTCGATAAGATCCACGATAGCTCGCAACGTAATACCATCAATTTCTTGTGTGGTGATGCCATCGTAGAAATGCAATTGTGCCTTGATTTCAATCATACTCTGACTTACGTCAGCAATGCCCTGGCAGACTTTGGCAACTTGTGCCTGCCACTTTTCAATATGCAATGGCTCTTTTACGCCGCTTCTTTTAACTACTGTAATTTGCGTCATTAATACTCTCTATTCTTAATTGTACTGTTTACTACTAGATAATTTGGTCCTGCTGGTACTGCCTTTTGATTTTTACTTTAGTGAAGGTATTTACGATTTGGTCAGCTTGCCAATTAAGTATATATTTTTCTTTTGCAACCTGGACTAAATTACTGCCATCTTCGGTCAAAATCAAGGTTGTAGGCGCCATATCCGCACGGTCCAACATACTGATAGTATACACTATTCCAAGCCCTCTTGCAAGATCACAATAGACATCATCGCTCAAAAGTTGCCAGGGATCGGGCCAAGTCAGCTGATCATCCCAATGTAGATAATATGGGCGCCACGGAGCCGTAAACCACCAGGTATTGACAGCGGCTAGTGCAGATTCTAAGGGGAGAGTTTGGCAATGATTCCGTAACTGGGTCCAGCTGGCCAGCCTAGCATCAAAAGTTGTGGGCCACATCAAGCTAGGTGTGTAATACTGTAGGTCATTGTGGCATTAGTGCCAGCGTTGGTAGCAGTGTAAATTAGACTAACTATGTCTCCTGCTTGATCAACTGTCAAAGTAATACCAGTGTTGTTGTTTTCCACATAGTCATCGCTGGTAGTGATTCCTATACTAGAATCTCCAAGGTCAGTAGCTACCATGATAGTGCCGGTTCGGTATGAAAAATTTCGCACAATGGTATAGTTTATACTGAATGCTCGAACTGTTGTGGCATTGAGCTCAAACACAGTACCTGTGTCGTTGTCAGTTAATGTGACCAACTCTCCACTTTCGCGTGTGTATGTGCCCATGGCCAACTGACCACCGTTGGTAGTAGCTATGCTTAGTGTATTATTAAGATCAATTCTAGGATAGGTTGTAGCAAATGTATCAGTGCGCTCAAACAGATCGCTGATACTGACGTTGTTGTTGCTTTGTATGCTAATAATACTAGTAGCTGGAGTGCCTGTGCTGCCTGTAAAGTGATTGCCTACGTCATAAAAAATGTTATGGCCGCTAGCATTGATTGCCAACACAAGATTACTGCCAAATATAATACCTTCGGCATAGATGTTGTCAAACATGTTGCCTACAATTCGTGTGCCAGTTGGGCCGCCATTGGTCACTGCTGCGGTTCCTAAAACAATGCCTCGGTATAAAGTATCAAATTGACTGGTACTAACTGTAACTGCTTTTGTTTGTTGATTAGTATTGATCCCCCATACTAGGCCGGAGAACACGCAACCATCAAAGGTAATTTGTTCGCAAACAAGAGCACTGGTGCTGGCAAAACTTACACCAATACTTCCATTAGCATCGGATATTAAATTAGCTGTAGTCGATGTGCCACGGAATCCTACATTTTGAAAACGACAGTTAGTAGCATCTTGTACTAGGAACACATTTTGCTCTGGATCAGAGTGTGTAAATCCCATGTTGGTAATGGTAATATATTGAGGTGTTATTGCTCCAGCATCGCCAATGTTTACACCCGTATTTTGTAGACTGTCGGCAGTACGGGCCACATAATCAACTACACCGTCATCCATAACAATTAAGGAATTGTCATTGCCCTCACCTACCAATGTAGCAAAAGGAGGAATATTAATGGCACTGGTCACACGATATACACCTGCTGGAAAAAACAAACTGCGGCGTATTTGTGGATTTACTTCTCTGCAATAGAGTTGATATAGGGCGCGATTAATGGCCGCAGTATCATCTGTAACACCATCACCTGTTGCACCAAAGTCCAACACGCTGGCAAACTGATCCAACCATGATTGCAAACTTAAAGTTATTGGATCGCCAGCAGTGGCGCCTGTTTGTACTGTATATCCAGCGGCTTCACCTTTGTAGGTGTAAGTATTAGTGAAGTTTAAAATGTCACTAAATTCTGTTAAGATTTCAGTGTTACCAATAACCGGGGCACCATCTTCAAGGGTACCATTACCAATGTACAACTGACGTGTGTCTGTTGACCAGCCTAATTCAGCACCAGCTAATTGTGGTAAATTTTCATTTAACCCTTTACGGTTAGTGATCTGGGATATTTGTACAATGGCCAATTTAGTCTTCCTTGAATTCTATCCAGTATTTAGCTGGTTAGGCCTGCAGGTAGTACTGCTCTAATCTGCGCCACCACGCATCAGACCAGTAGTCAAAATCCCTACTTTCTAAGGTAAATTCTTGATATTTTGGACGCTCTAAAGGACGACCCATTTCATCTACCGGAGGCTTAATGCACATTAGTACTACACCCTTACGTATGTTAGTTCCATACACTTCGTTGTGCGCTAGTGCATAGGCTACCAGCTGTAAGTAGTAATCCGTGATCCACTCTTGTTTTTTAGGCTTGTTAGTCTGTTTAAAGTCTAAGATACTTTCGTCTTGTTGATGAATGCCTACACAGTCTGTTGTGCCTGCATACAGCTTGGGAAAATATAGCGGTATTTCTACACCCCAAAATTCATCTACATTTACCAGCCCGTCTTCAATTACAGTCTGCGCCATGGCATGACTTGCCCAGCCAAACGGATTTGTTCCACGATCTTTTAGCTCATTGTTTTTTACATAGTGTTCCAGGTAGGTATGCATTCTAGTTCCACGATTAGCGGCTTCTGTGGTAATTTGTTGTGCTTTAGCATGCCCTACATTTTTACGCCACTGTTCTAGTGCGGCTCGACTTTCAGCTGGTTTTGTTTTGTCTAAAATAGTGGTTACACTAGGTACCTTACTACCATCCGGGGTAGAATACAGTCGTTTGCCTTCTTCGCTGGTGCGACTTAATTCATGATATGCAAATTTTGGGTTATACATTAAATCCTAAATGATTCGCCGCAACCACAGCGATCTTTTTCGTTTGGGTTGATAAATTCAAAGCCTTCATTAAGACCTTGGCGTACATAGTCTACCGTGATACCGTCTACGATAGGTAAACTTTTTTTGTCTACAATAACATTGGTGTGATTGTCAGCCATGGCAACATCACCGGGTTGTAGTGCATCTACATATTCTAACACATAAGCAAGTCCTGAGCATCCTGTAGTTCTTACACCTATACGGATACCTATTCCACCACGCTTGTCTAAATTAAATTTAATTTTGTTGGCGGCGGCTTCAGTTACTTGTATCATGTTTGCTCTTGTAATCTGCTACTGCCGCCTTAATAGCGTCTTCCGCAAGGATTGAACAATGAATCTTAACCGGCGGGAGTGCGAGTTCCTCTGCAATTTCAGCATTCTTAATTGATCCAGCCTCGTCCAGCGTTTTACCCTTGACCCACTCCGTGACGAGCGAACTACTTGCAATCGCCGACCCGCACCCGTATGTTTTGAATTTTGCATCTGTAATTATTCCGTCTTGAACTTTGATTTGTAGTCTCATTACATCCCCGCATGCAGGAGCTCCTACCACTCCGGTTCCTGTGGTTTCGTCTATTTCTAATTTGCCCACGTTGCGGGGATTTTCATAATGATCAATTACTTTTTCTGAATAGGCCATTTCATACTCCTTTGTATATTATAACATGCTACTTGATTATTTACAACCGTTTTGATTAAGAGCGGCGTTTCATTGCCGCTTTGGCATTCGAGTCCACCACTGCCCTAGCTTGATCCACACTCATTCCGGTTGCGGCCTCTGTGTCGCCTTTGAATCGAACTACACCTGAATTTGGTTCTAGTGGTTCTAATAGATTACTCAATGGCTCTTGACTGATCAAGTCGCCTAGGTTGTCTTGGGTAACATTTACACCTAAACTTTTGGCCAGATCAATAAATGCTGTTTGACTGATTTGTTTTTTGGCTGTTTCATCTTGGCTACGGCCAAGCAAAAACTGGCTCAATGCAGCCAGTCGTTGTGTGTTAGGATCTGCAACTTCGCGGATTAACATTATCTACGTTCACGTCCTAACCCGGCTGGTTCAATGTTGGCGTCCATTTCAGCATCGATGTCTTCTTCACCGCCTGGTGTTGGAATTTCAGCATCAACCGCAACTTCTTCTTCACCTGGCACAGGTGGTGCAAGCTCTTCGCCTGGAATTTGCGGAGCCTGTCCAGTTACTACACCTAATGCAGACTCTAACTGAGTCTTAGCACCTTGCAAGTTTTGTAACAGTCCAGCTAATGCGGCTGTAGCATCTGTGTTAAACTGCATGGCTTGATCTACACCGACTTCGTTTTTGATTTGGTCAACCAAGGCTGGCAAGTCTTTGAACTGCATGGCACTGATCTGTTCGCTCATTTTTTGCACTTGGTCAACCATGTCTTGACTGGCTAACACAACTTGAGCCTGTTGTACTTCGCTTTCTTTCAAACGCTGACGCAAACTTGGACGACTTTCCATTGTGCTCATTACAGGGTTGTTCATTTGCTTTTGCAAGTCAGTAATTTCAGCTTGTTTGGCCTTGATAGCGTCTTGAATTTGACGTTTCTTTTGTTGTTGTTGTGCAGCCATTAGGGCTTGTTGTTGCTGAGGATTAGCCGCGGGTTGACCGACAACGGCTTGAGTGGCCAAGGCCTGCTCTAGCATTACCAATTTAAGATAAGCAGGATCTTGTTCACTACGGTGGAATGCTGGAGTGCGACGGTGTTCACTGATCAATGAGCGCACACGGGTTAATAAATCCTGTGCTTGGCGGCAAGAAATAGTGTCAAATTTGATACTAGTTCCAAAATAGCTTTCAAAAACCTTAGCGGCTTGTTTTGTTGGGTTGGCTACGGCCAGTTCTTGCAGTTTCATTATCAAATCCTCGTTGTTGAATATATTTAGCCCAGTCTACACATTTGGTTAGTTGATTTTCCAGCTGTTTTTTGTGTATGATCTTGCTTTCTAGCTTGGTCAAAATAGTTTCACGTAACGCTGGGTTTTTGCTACGGTCCCCAATAGCGGCTCTAGCATTAATATCTTGTGTCAATGCGTTTAATTTGTTGTCTACTGTTAACAGTTCACGTGCAGTATTATAGGCATTGTTTTTGTCGGCTATACACCAACTGAGTGCGGTTCTGGTGCTGTGGAACGTGCCTACTTCTGTGGCCGAGCAAAATACTTGATATCCATGACGGTGTGGAACAATACGATATCGTCCAAATGCTTCATATTCGCCCGAATCGTTTTGCCAGATTAAATTAGGAGTAATATTTTTAAATTCCTGGCTAAACAAGCGTTCAAATTCTTGGTCTGGTTTCATTTAAGAACGTAATGAGATATGAGATAAATTACCGAGGCTGATAAAAAGCCAATAATTGCAACACCCCATCCAATTAATCTGTCTGTGCTTTTTTCACTGAGTTTACTTACACTGGATTTGACTTCCTGAACCATAGTGCAAAGATGTGCAATGCTTTCACTCATAACAGACATTTTGTCTTCAAGCGCATTGTAGCGTTCAGCACACAGTTCTACATGCGCTTCTAGGCTTTTCTTTTCAATATCTGTAGCTTCGACCATAATATTTTCTCTAGTTTAGCGGATTAGCTCTTGGGCAAATCTTATCAATTATTTATGGAAATAGGAGCAAACCAAATGTTTTGCTTGGGCCCTTCGGTAACCAAAACTGATTCAACTTCTAGTGTGTTATTAAGTTCTCGCAACATAGGAACTCCGTTGGCATCTTCTCTCAATACTCGAGTAGGATCATCCTCTGGTCCATATACTCCGTCAGTTTCTGTTTCAAATTCAAACATCCATCGAGTACCGGTTTGGTCTTGTATTGGTACAGTAAGAGCAAATAATTGTGTGCGAAGTCCTAAAATCTGTGTAAGTGTTTCCCAATTTCGTTGTTGATTACGACTGCGATTCCAAGATGCAGTGTCTTGTATCACTTGTCCAGCACGGTCTTGAAATGGCATATGAGCTGATTTCAAATGCCCAGTTATGCCAGTTACAGTAATATCAAATTGAGTCTGACAGGCGAATTTCACTTAGAGTTCCTGCTAAGTTCATATAATATTTCAACTTTTTCGCACAGGTGATCAAGTTCAGGGTTGTTATGACGAGCTTGAAAAATGTCCACCCAGCGTTTTTGACTTTCCAGTTCTTTGAGCTCTTGTTGCAAGGCAGGATCTTGACTGTGTAGTTCTCTATGAGCACTTCCTGGTTGCCGAGCATACACGGTGCGGCCACCATCGGGACTTTCAAATATTGTCACTTCGGTAACTTTATTAACCATCATACTAGTATTTAAGTTATTTAAATGTCAGCAATATATAAGTCAACAAAAAAACCCACCATAATGGTGGGTTTTTTATGTAATCAACTAGATTGATTAGGCTGACAATTTGAAACCAGCGTTTGTAGCCGAGTTCAACTGGAAACCAGTAGCTGTGATGTTTGCAGCAGCCAAGAATGTTGCGGCGGAATCAAATGCACCTGCTGGAAAAACGCCAAAACTCAATGCTGTGCCATCAACTTGATACATAGCAACTGTAGATGTTTGCTGAATTGCTTGAATAACGTTGGACACGTATTCATTTACACCTTGTTGTCCTACAACTGTGGTGTTAGCAACTGCACGGAAAAAATCTAATTTTGGTCCAGCAAAGTTAACAGGTGTGCCTGCTGTAGCTGCTGAAGGTGCAACTGGTCCATTCAATACGTCTGTTGCAAATACTGGTTGGGCATCGCCCGAAACTATAGTAATAAAAGCCATTTTAATTCTCCTTAATATATGGACTCAGAGGTCCTATTAATATTTACCTTTTGGGACAAAAAAGGAGAGTTAGGCGGACTGTTTTGGGTTGTTTATTTGACGATTTGCCGCTGTAAATCCACCGGCTAGACGATTAACTGCTTTGGCCATGCCGGCTCCTGTGGCCATTACCCAGCCCTCTTGACCCGGATGTTGTAGATCCAATTGATTTAAAATATCCATTTTGATATCGTGTAACAAAACCCAGGCTGTAAATGCCGCGGCCATGCCATCTAAATTACTACGTGGACTTTGAATGTATTCTACAATGTTGTTGAACTTTTTAGGAGTAACATGTTGCTCAAGCCATGGTCCAAACTGCGCCAACAAATTGTCAAATCCAGTACCAACTCTGCTGTTGATATAATCTATACATAATTTGGGTAAATCAGTAATTTGTAATGCACGAAGATCTACAGGATCAAACAGCTGATCAATTGCGGCACCTTGACTGTTATACACATCTTTAACTTGCTGTACCAGTTGACGATTTGGTTGTATATTTTCTTTGGCATACACAGGTTCTAACAACAATAGCCCAGGAACCCGTTTAAAATCAACACGGCCGATAGGTTCTTTAGTAGCACCGGGTTCCGCATACCGTGTGTGCATAGCAATACCAACTTCGCTATTGGCAATACGTTGTCCTACCTCACTGGCCGCTGGAATCTTATATTCTACTGTATTAGGAGTGAAAACAAAATTACCAGCTTGCTCAGGCGGCTGTTGTGTATATAGTAAATCGCCTTGTACATATCCTTTAAAATCTTTGGGCACAGCAGCTTCCAGCATGGGCCATAGATTCACATACAAAGGCAACAGTGTTTCAACACGAGTGGCCGGTCGGCCTTGTGCTTCGGCATCGGCGTCACGTTGCTCTAAATGTCTTGCTACTTGGCGTGGACTTGTAAACAGACCATTGTAGCCGCGAGCTGTAAATCCGGATACATCAGTAAGAACAAATGTCCCTTCAGTATTGCGCCCAAATACCAACGCTGGTTTTCCGTCCCATTTGACTGTGGTAGTTTTGCCTGTGTTGTCTGCGGTATATTTTACAATGTCTAGAGCTTTTTTGATGCCGGCACTGCCATTGCGAAACACAAGATCTTCCAGGTGTTCAATACCTTTAGCACGACCACCTTGCACTTCTGCTTCAACAATGACCTGCATACCTTGGTTTATAATGCGATCACGTAGTCTAGCCAGGAAGTTTACATCGCTCACTGGTTGATACAATTCTGCACTTTCTAAGAATGGCAGGCCTTCGCGTTCCATGTGTTGCTTAAAGTCTGCCAGTTTAGCGTCACGTTTGGGATCCGTGCTTAAGGCTTGTAATATTGTTTCTACACTGGCTAAATCTTGGCGTGTTGCTGTACGGTTTAATAATAGCTTGGCTACAGCATCGGGACTGTCGGTAATAATTTTGTCTGTGGCACGGTCAGCAATGCCGCCAACTTGGTTTAATTTATATCCCATGCTTTTGGCAATTGAGTTCATTAGCACATTGCGCTCACGACCTTTGTACTTGCTGTCTAAAGGCATGGCACCAAGCACAAACTTTGACCAAGGAACATTTTTAAGAAACATAAAATCTGTTTGCACAAATCCTAGGTCTGGGCGACCATTGATGGGAGTTTTAAAATGTACACCAGCACCGGTTTGTTTGATCCAGTCCTCGGGTTTTTGTTTTTGACTGGTTGCCCAGCGGGTTAATTGTGCAATTAATTGTTCTTTGGTCAATTGTTTGGCGTCAACAGCGATGTCCAAATCACCCGACGTGTCTCGGATACCGGTTGATCCAAGGGTGTTGTTTTGTAAATCAAGGCCTGGTAACATTTCTTCCAACCAGGCCAAGGTCGATTTAACATCAGTTTGATTAATGCGTTGTGTTTGAGCACGACCGTTGCCGTCTTTGAATACGTTGCCGCCTTCCTGTAAGTTCATACCAAAGTATATCCTGCTAGTTTGGCCAAAGCGTTGAGCGAATCATTCCCAGTTCTTCTTGCCTGCATGGAGTCACCGGCTTCTTTGGCCTGGGCACCAAACTGAGCCAGTTTAGCAGGATCAATACCGGCGGCGCGCAAAGACTGTTTCACGGCCCCAGCCGAGGTGGCAAATTGTTTATTTTGTTGGCGGTTTGTTGATGTTTTATTTTTTGATATTTGAGCCACAGCCTGCACCCCGGCCACTGCCAACTCAACGTAGTATTCTACAGCCTGTGCTTGTTGAGGAGTGCCGCGAGAGGCAACAATTTGATCTAATGCTGATTTAAGTTCTGTGGCCAAATCTGGAAATTGTTGTTGTACAGCATCCATGGTCACAGTTTCGCCGGTCTCTCGCACACGAGTGGCCAACTGTCCGTTAGACCATTGTATAAAAGCTGTTCGATATTGATCCGCAGCTGGACCTACTATAGCTGCTTCCTGTAAATCAGACTGCATACCCTGGATGCCGCCCTTAGGTTGACCAAAAACTTTTTGCATGTTCTGTCCAGACTTGCTTGCAGCAACAGTTGAACTCATTTGTCCTGGTTTACCATAAGAATATTTTGTTGCTGATTTTGTAGATGCAGTTGTGGCGGATGCTCCGTCGACTGTGACTCCTTGTTTTTCCAGTTCATTTTTTAATTGTGCAATAGCAGCAGACTTGTCTGCGGTGTTGCTCCAAACAGTAGGTGCTAACTTGGCCAAAATTTGGCCAATCTGTGTGGATGTTAAATTGTTATTGGTTTTTTTAGCGGCACTGACCAAGGTTGGAATTGTTTTTTGCAAGGTTGCAGCGGAAGTCAACCCTTGTGTGGGTTTAATTAAAGTGCCGGCAGTTTTTGCCCAACTTGTGCCCAGACCTTTGACATAAGACATTACAGTTGGATCTTTTTGTATAGCTTGATATCTTTCTTTCCAATCAGTGGACGTGTTTTGTTCTTTGCCTGCTCCAGGAGTTTTGTCCATGTATTTGTCAGACATTCCTCCGGTCAGGCCAGACATAAATGATCCTAAGCCGCCCAACGCTTCGTTAACGTTTTTCCGTTGAGTTATTTCATGAATTTGCATCTGTGCGTCTCACTGTGCGGGTAAATTTGCCTGGGTCACGCTGGTTGATAGCATTGAGTAATTTGCGTTGTAGATTCTGAGCATCTTCTACACTGTAACTAGAATCAATTTGTTCCAGCAAGCGTATGGCACTGGCAATGATGTTGGCAGCACGATTTTCAATAACGTGGCGTTGATCACGCTCAACATACATTGAGTCTAATTCTTCCAATAAACTTCTAGTCTTTTTTTGCATTTTAGTTTAGGACCTTTTTATTATTTATTGGATTTTGCGTTATCTAATAATTAGCGTTGCATATACTATACACTTAAATAAGTGCCATGAACAACTATTTTTGTGTTTTACCTTTTTTTTCTTATGAAGGATCTCTGCAATCTACTAAAAATATACACTGTTGCCGCTTGCAGGCTGGCACTAATATAGAAGATGTTCGAAGTTCTATTAGAAACAAAGAACGCTCGCCTGCTTGTGTTACCTGTTGGAAACTTGAAGATCAAGGACTGGATAGCGAGCGAAAAATACACAATCAAACGTTTGATTACTATTCAGACCGTGATCTAGAGTTAGCAGAGCAAGATGCTATTGCTAACGGATTTACTCCTAAAATAATTAAACTTACTACTTCTAATTTATGCAATGCCACTTGTATAACCTGTGGCGCATCTAGTAGCACCGCTTGGGCAAAATTAGAAAATCGTGCTATTAAATATACAATTGCTGACACTTCTGCTATTAACTTTAAAAACATAGTTCAATTAAGTTTTGTTGGCGGAGAGCCATTGTTAGAAAAAAGAAATTTTGACATACTAGAAGAACTTATTAGTTTAGGAAACACCAATTGCTTTGTTTCGATAGTAACTAACGGAAGTATTGAATTAAGTCAACGACAATTAACTGTATTATCACAATTTAAAAATCTCAATATATGTCTAAGCATAGATGGCATTGGAGATCAATTTAACTATATAAGGTGGCCATTGAAATGGGATCAACTACAATACAATCTTATCCAATTTAAACAGATGACACAGTACATAAGCGTAAGTTGTATGATTAGTAATCTTAATATAATGTATTATACTGACTTAGTTGATTTCTTTGAATCTAATCAACTCAAATATATTTGTAAACAAATTGTAGATCCTGAGTACTTTGCACCCGGTAATTTACCAAAAGAATTTAAACAACAAGTGCTTGAAAATAATAAAAGATACCATAAAGAAGTCAGCGCATTTCTAAGCTATGGCGGAGGACTACTGGAAAAATTCTGGGAAGAAATTGATCGGCAAGATCAGTTAAAAGGTACTAACATTAAAGACTATTTGCCAGAGCTGGCGGCTACCAGAATCTAGAATACAGTTTATGTAATTCTGGAAACGTTTTTTCAAAAGATTCATTTCGTAAGGCATCGAATTTCTTTATTTCTGCCAGCATAGCTTGTATTGCAACAGAGTTTTCTTTCCAATTTGTTGGTATCAGTGTGTGCTGATCAGTTTGTTTAATTAATTTTACATATTCTACTGACATGTTCTGTAGACCAAAATCTCCATGGGCCAAGTGTTTTGTGTGATTAACAAGGTCACCTCCTCTATTTGTTGTAAAATTTGAATTGATCCATGTTTTAAGTTCACTCAAGTATAGTAGATTAAAAACGTTGACTGTTTCTTCTACAACAAACATTACATTTCCAGGTAAAGTTTTTCGTAAATTTAATATGTTATCCTCCACCTGATCCCATTTTGCTGGCCACCGTTGATACTCAAATCTATCACCCACTCCATCTAAACTTATATGTAACTTTACTAAATGAAATTTTTCAACAATGTCAAAGTTTTTAGGAAGTATTGGTTGGGTTCCGTTAGTTTGAAAACACAAGGTTAATTGTTGTTTGGCATTGGGAACATTGTTGCCTAACCATTCCGCTACGTCCCAATATTCTTGACCAAGTAATGTTTCGCCGCCACAAAATACCAATTGCCGTAAATTAGAAAGATCAAGTTTAGATAAAGATTCAATGACTTTGTGTTTCTTTCGTGGTGTTGTTACAGGCTGATCCCATAATCCGTGTTCTTTAAGATGTCGTTGCCAATAGGTACTGCTATGAGTTCCACAAATTCTACAGGCCAAATTACAACTAATATCAAACATAAGATCAATGCGTGACGGTCCTGTTGCATCATATTGTCCAAAAATATTTAGGCCTTCATTCATTCCAGTTCTAAAACTGACCTCATTTGATGATTCTAATCTTTCACAATTTGAACAGCCGGTGTCCCATACGTTTTTTTTATTAGTTTCTCTAAGAGTTTCTAATTTTTTATTCTGCCAAAAATTATCATTAACTTCTACAGAAAAAACATCGTTACGCAAACAACAATGTCTTATTACAGCTTGATTATCAACATCGGGTGTCTTAAAATCAATATTCAATCCGCCATGAATCATTGAGCAATAAAGGTTGGTCATGTTTGTTTAATTTGTCCAAGTAATTGTTTTAATTTGGCACTTTGCACATCCGCAGTAACTTTACTGATTTCACCAGTGTCAGCATCTATAGGTTCTTTATTGACCATTGTGCTTTTGGCCTTGATACTATCTAATAGGTTACCTTTAGCAAACGAGTTAACTGGACCAGCTTCTTCTCCTGGGTCAGTGATACGCATGGTTTCAATATTATAATCTAAATCAATTTTTTGTCCTACGCCTGTACTGCTACGACTCTTCATACACTGAATTTGATACTTGCCACGCTCACGCATGGCTCTACTGGTAAAGATACCAAACACGTTATCTGCTGTATTGATCTTTGAAATACCACCACTAATATGACTATGGTCAAATTCAATTTCTTCTACCGCACTACGATTCAACTGTGACGCTGTAACAAACAACACATTAAGTTCTTTGGCCAAGTTACGCAGTTCTTCTGAAACATACTTGTCCTTGACAAATAGGTCATTGGGACTAACTTTGGCACTAACTGGCATCAACAAATCTAAGTAGTCACACATGATAAAATCTACCTTGATGCCTGTTTGTACTTGCACTTCTTTAATATAACTTCGTATATCATTGATGTTACTTTGTGCTGGTAATGCTTTGATACGATACTGTCCAGCTTTCTTAGACACCAACTTGACTTTGAGTTCAGTTTGATCAATGTCCTTGCGAATCTCTTTGGTACTCATACCTGCCAACATGGCATCTGTTCTTAACGCACACAGTTCTTCACTTAATTCTAAACTGATGTACACACCACTGAGGCCAGCTTGTAACCAGCTCAATGCTATGTTCATCATAACAAGCGATTTACCCGAACCTGATCCGCCAGCAAAAATATTTAATTCGCCGCGACTGAATCCACCATACAGGATCTTGTCCATCTGTGGCCAACCTGTTGATACTTGTCCGCCTGAATTAAAATACTTGTTGATACGAGCATTAGGATCTGCAAAGTAGTCTGTGCCCATATCTTTAGTAAGTGATATTTGTACCGCATCTTTGATCAGTTTTTCTACAGGATCATACTCGCCTTTTTCTAACAAGTCAGCCGACTTAAGAATAGCACGTTCTAGTTCTTGCCTGCGAGTAAACTGCTCAAACTCGTTCATAAACCATTCAAAGTGGCCTTCGTTGAGTTCGGGCACATGATTTAATTTGACTCCGGTTGCGGCTGCAATCTGCTCTGGTGCTGGAAGTGTTTTGTGTTGGTTACTGTGCTCAGCAATAAACTCGGCCGCAGGTCTTAAACTTCTATCAAAGTTTTCTGGATTATAAATGTTTTGAACGCGAACATAACTTTCTGCGTCTTGCAACATCATTTCTAAGAATAGTTTTTGGACATCAAGTCCGTAGTCTTTTAACAAGTTGTTTTTTCCTTAGTTCTATTTTAATTTTACTAGTTTCTTTAGCCTGCATTATAGTTAGCAAAGTTCCAAGTTTGCCCCAACGAATCACTGCATCATTTACATCCTTGACATCTGCTGGCCAGTCTGGCATGCTGACTGCCCAGCCTAGTTCTACAGCACGGTCTACCAACTTCATCCCTGCAGAGTCTTGGTCTGGTACAACTACAACGTCACGTCCAAGACTACGGATCAATCTTACCTGTGCATCATTGATCTCTGCATGTAGCACAGCCAAGCCGTTAATGCTCAGTGCATCAAACACGCCTTCTACTACAATTGCAGTTTGCCAGTTGGACTTTTGCAAGTCTGTGCCAAACACATACCCTGGTTGTATGTCTTGAATGTATCTGGGCGTACGATCATCTAAAAAACGTGTGGTATGCCCTACCACTTGATTGTTGTGTGTAAACGGAATTACAACACCACGTCGTGGCATTGTTTTATACAGGAATGGATAGTCTAGCGGAGCACATCTATTACGCAAATATTTTTCAGCAAACTCATTTAATTCTTGTGTTTCACTCGGCAAATCTCGATCTTCAAATTCAATTGATTGTAATTTTTGTATTACTTCTTGGCGATTGCCCAACAAGCCTTCTATACTTTTGTGTTTTAAACTTTCAAGATTGATGCGTTCTATTTCTTCTGTAGGAATATTAAGCCATTCTAACAGTTTGCGAGCCTTAAATGTTAAGTTACGTCCTAATACAAAACTGGCAGTATAGCCACAGTTAAAACAATGATATGACCACGAGCCGTCTGCACCGGGTTTAATACCACCACGTTGTCGTTTGTCTTGGCTATCCCCGCGATGAATGCAACAAGGTGCGTTAAAGCTGATCCAGCCACTTGCTGTTTGTTTTCGTTTGCCAGGTAAAAAAGAAACCACATCAATCATACAATATTATAGCAGATTGTCTGGATAAAATCAAGAACGTTTGGTGTTATCGGTACAATAGATCAACCACATAACCGGTACTGATCAGCACCGCGGCGCCAGTTTCGGTAGGATTGGTTGGATACAACCCTATACCAAATCCTGCATTAGGCAGATACCAATAGCCACTTCCTCCATTAGTTACCGTAACACCAGTAACTACTCCCCCTGACACTGTTGCTACTGCTGTGGCTCCGGCACCGCTGCCAATGATGTTGATCTTGGGCGGTGCCAAATATCCTGATCCACCATTGGTTACTGTGATGCTAGTAACCACACCGTTTTCTGTAGTGGCAAAAGCTAACGCTGGAACGCCCGGTTGGTCTGGCACAGCAAAAATGCTGTTGTTAAAACACAATCTCATTATTGGGTACCAGCCTACCAGATTCATGTAGATTGTGCCAGTTTTATTGAGATAGGTGGTAGATTCTGTGATGTTATAAAACAGACTTTGATAGTTTTCTGCGGCCTGTGCTTTGATAGTGCCGGTGTATCCGTCTAGAGTCATCTGCACTGTGGTCACTGCATTTACTGGTTCAATAAAACTGCTAAAATATTCTGTGTTTGTAAAACTGTTCAAGTAGTTGCCGCCGTTGGGGTTGCCAGCCCAGTAAGGATTGCTGGGATTTTGGCTCCAGGCGGTGCCATCAACACTGGCCTGTGCTGACAATTTAAGTGTAGGTATTGTGAGTGGTGCGCTGGGCACATATTGTGGCAATATGCTGTCTACAATGTTTACAGGAGCACGAGCTCCGGCTTGAGCATTAGTAAACACCGCTTCAACCAGTCCGCCCGGTTGTGTGCGTTGTATGCTGTAGGTGGCTGGTTGTGCTAACACTTCCAACATTTCTGAACTAGTTAATGTAACTTTAGCTCGACCAGTAGTGGCACTCAATGTAACCAACTCCTTTTCAACCAGAATACGGTCACCAGCAGTATTAATTGCCCGGAATAGGAACGTACTACCTGTGATGTTAACAGGTTTTTCTTGTTGATTAATAAATTCAAACAAAAGCACGTTGTCCACGCCTTTGTTTATGGTTAGTTGTTTTGCGTACACAGGATCGTACCTATAAGTAAAAGTTTCTCCCGCGCCTGTATCCATGAGTAACACTCGCGTGAGCTGTTGATAGATATAAACTTGGGTAGAGTACATACAGAGTATTTAGCCGGTTTAGAATAGGGTCACAGAATGGTCTGGTAAATATCCGTAGATATGAACAATGATTTCTTTGAAAAACTAGCAGAAAAATACCCATTTATAACCTTGTGTGTTTATGCCACAACGGAATACGTGGGTATCATACAAAATCAAGACGATGCTATTACTACCATCTACGACTTTGGCGCTATTCAAGACCTAGAAATCAAACGTCAATTCCTAGAGTTGGCTAATATTTGGTGGTGGGAAAGTAATCGTAGTGTGCCTATTAACATATTTCTCAAAAATGATTGGGACGTATTTAAACCTTACCTACGTACTTTTATCAACAAAGATTTAGAAGTACTACACGGTCCTGTTTGTAGTCTTAGCGACATGGGTCGCAAAAAATCTAAAAGAAAATCAATTACACTTGTTCGACGGGTTGACTAAGCAAATTCATATGTAATGCTACTAAAGCTGCATAGCCAATGGCGTGAGCATGCTTAAACACAAACCCTCTGCTGTCGTCACCATCCCACACTGACTCAAATACTTCTGACCATGGACGATTTTGTAAATGCGCTTTGCCTGGGCGAATAATACTGATAAATGCTGCCATCCTAGGTATTGAATCAGGTTGCATTATCTGCAATAAATCAGTATAGTTACCTACGTGTACCAATTGTTTTGCCCATTTAGAATCTGTCCATAATTGTGACCATGCAGGTTCCTGGACTAATAGTTCTTGATAATGTTCTGGACTTTTTATCAATTGATAAACACTCATGTTCAACAAATCTATTTTAAAATAACCTAGTTGTTCAGCGTGTTCATAATCTATGGCTGCACAGGCGTTAACGGGATCATAAGGAATATCTGTAACATATACACCACTATTGTGCCTACGTACCTGGCCCTGATGCAGTTGACGAGCAGGGGTGGCTTGTATCAATTTTAGTAATTGGTCTCTATCAGCTAAGTCTAAATCAATATCTGCGCTCATTACCAACCTGCCTTTGTTAATATATCTCGAGCATACTCTTGATCTGCGGGATAATCTTTAAATTTACGCATCCAAAAATCTGCATCAATGTAAGGCCATACCATGGCTATTTGTGTAGAATCTAATTCTGCTAGAAACTTTTGCCCAGCTGCACTATTATAAATGATCCAAGGACTAATACGACCTGCGGTCACAGCATACACCATAGCATTAGTATTGCCAAATCGTAAGCAATCTTCTGCAGGGTGGCCGTGTTGTTCGGCCCAGTCTATACCAAACTCCATGGCACGGGCCAGTGCGTCATTGACATTTTCCACCCGCAAGTAATCTGTTAAATATTCTGTGTACACTGAATCTTTACACCAGTGATCAATTTTTTTATTTTGTTTTAGTACCCACTCAGTAAAACGTGCTGGATTAATAGCTCGAACGTCTACACAATACCGACCAAATTTTACAAAAGCACGGTAGTAAGGGCTTTCGCAAAAATCATCATAGGTCTTTAACCGGGCACTGCCTTGGGTAAGTTCATAAAATTTTATGTAAGCGTGAAACCCCAGGCGTACTCCTGCTTCATCTTTTTCCTGGCGTCGACGTCTTGGTTCGCATGAATGCACCGCAAGACTAGACTCTTTAATAAAATCTTTCTTACAATACTGACAAGTATACTTCATTTTTTTGCTTCTTGTCCTAGCTGTTTAAGGTAGTTATCGATGTCTTTTTTAGTATTGATTTTAGACATGAGTTCAATTTCGTCATCTTTTAAATGTGGAAATAACTCAGCAATTTGTTTTCGAATACCACTAGCACCGGCTTCTTTTTTCTTAGGAGCAATCCATTGATGTCGTTGCGTACCTAACCCAGGGCTGACTGCTGTGGCACACAACCATTGTAGTTTAGGATGGCGATTGATGGCAAAAAAATGTTTGTTGACATAGTGATTACTACTTTGCAAATAATAATGTTGCAATTCTGCACTACCCTGAATGCTTGATCCCCAGCGTATCATTAGGAAGTTGCTAAACTTCTTGCGTTCTTCGTCAGTAAGACTGGAATAAAAGTCTCGATCCTTACGATCAAAACACATCATTTCATTTTGTATTGACAGTTTATCCACTACCAGGCCTGATTGTAATTTACCACTTCGCAGTTGCGACTAATGTCCTTGACAAAATACACACAGTCTGGCTTTTCACCGTTGCCCAGTGGTACACATAGCATTTGACCATTTTTTAACTTGGGCGCATACCATGTGACTTCTTGATACACATCAATAATTTCAATGTCTAGAAAGCTAGGGCGGAAACTGCTGAGTGGGTTGAATTGAAATGCTTTAAATCCGCGATCATTAATACTAGTAAGTGGTAATACTTCTAGGTCGCCCAGGTCAGGTTCACCAATTAGGATTTGCCAATCCACAGGCATGCGCACTCTATGTTCACCTATACGTAATACCAATGCAGGTGCTGTAAAACTTTCTAAGAAGATTAATGGAATATAATGATAGTCTGGGTCTTTTGGATCGCTATTATCAAATATAGCAAACCGCATATCATCTACCTCTTCTGGTAGATGATCTAAGTCAAATGGCTCGTTATCAAGTGTTAGTATTTTCATAATATTATTATAACATATTTTTTTGTAAAATCAACCTTTGTATTTCATGCATTATAGCGTCTGCCACTTTTTGTTGTGGTTCAGCTGTGGTATGATATACCTTTTGAGTTGTTTTATCTGGATTTTTGTTAATGTATTCGTAAATTTCGCGACCAATTCCATTGTATGTTAACTCAATATAAGGTATGGATGCTGTAGATAAACAATGCTCCCAGTATCCGAACATCCATCGATCTTTTTCTTCAGCAAGGTAGCGATCAAAAATAAAAGTATAGTAATTTTTTACAGCAGTTACAATACTGTCAGGAATACTTATTAATGAGTCTGGGCGTTGATTAGATAGTCCGTGAGCATTGTCGGAAAGTATATTAGAGGTTACATCACCGACATACTGGTTTCCAAAACTACTATCAGATGGGTAAGGATATATAAAATTTTTAAGTGTTATGTTTGGAGATGGAGATGGATATAATGGAATATCCAAACGGCTAGAATCAGCTTGTCTAAAAATTACAAGATCAACATGTGGTATATCAATTGCTTGTTTAATTTGAAAGCAAATTCCAGTGTTTGTCATGCTTCCTCTAGCCAAGTTGATTACTTCATACCCGTGGTTGGCTAAAATGTTGCTAAAGTGTTGGTTATCGTTGGTCTCTGCTGAACAAAAACTATCGCCGCACACTACAATTCGTTTTATTTCCATTCTAATTTTTCTTGTGTAAAAGGATATGCGGCTTCTTTATAAAATTGTTTGCGCTTGGTCAAGTGTCGTTTGGCAAACTTGCAGGTGCTTGTTACGTCCCAGATCTGTACGTGGTCCTTATCTTCAGCTTTCCTGATGCCACGACCAATACTTTGTATGACACGGACGAAACTCTTGCCTGGCTCCACAAGCACCAGATTAAAGATCCTAGGAATATTAATACCCACAGCGGCCACACCATAAGTTGCCACAATAATTTTGCCAGTTGCGTCGGCCACTTCATCATATTCATCTTGTCGATCCTTTGCTTTTGTAGCACCACTAACCATAACTGCATTGTCACCTAAGCGTGCTATAATACCCTGTCCTGCGGCGATGCGATCAACTAACACCAGTGTATTGCCTGTAGCATTAACCTGTCGAATTAGATTGGCAATGGTGTCTAATCTGCCAGGTTCTTCTAACAAGAACTTTAGTTCACTCTGATAGTTTGAGAACTCTGCATGATCAACCAACTGCACAATGTTTACGTGACATTGTGCCAACACACCCTGACTCTGTAGTTCACTGGCACTGAGTCGACCAATAACAGGACCTAGACTGCATTTTAACGCCTGAAACTCAAAGGGTTCTTTGGGTATAGTTCCTGTGAGTCCCCAACGCAATGGTATACGGCTCATTACACCTGTGAGCAGACTCTTGAGTGCGTCAGCCTTGGCCATGTGTACTTCGTCAACAATTACACATACAACATCTTCTAAAAATTCGCCAATGGTAACATCGCCTACACTATTTTTTGTATTCTTTAACAACACATTCAAACTTTGCCATGTGCAGATTGTATGCTGGCGGCCCCACTCTTTCCTATCGCCAAAGTAAACACCAACATCCTGTTCCATGTTGATGTAGTCTTTTTCTGTTTGTGTTACCAGACTCTTGTTAGGAACAATAACAATAGTCCTACCATAAGGTGCTACCGCATTACTTAATGCGGCAGTGATAACAGTTTTACCTGCACCAGTAGCAATCTCCTGAATACATTGTGGATTTTCAAGGAAGTTGTTGATAATCTCAACTTGGTAGTCACGCAACTCCATTGGGTTGCCTTCTAATGGATGCCCTTTTCCCCACACAATATGATTGAATGTTTGTTCTGTTACCTGTTCAAAAGTAAATGTAGTAGGATAATCTCGCTGATCATTCAAATCAATGTCATAGTTAAACTTTTCTAGGATAGGAATAATCTCTGGTAGCAAGTTTACATAAGTGCTACCACCAAGTTGAAAATAGCTTACCTTGCCGTCCCAACGTCCAAGTCTGACTGCTGGCAAGTAACGAGCTCCAGGCACGTCGTACTTAAAAGCATTAACCAACGCTCTACGAGCATCAAGTTCTAAGCCTTCAATTTTAATATTTACTTCGTCTCGAATTACAATTGTGGCTGTTCTCATATGTGTTTGGCTAGTTCTGGAAAAGTGGTATTAAAGTCAGTGTTCCTATATTGATCATGCATCTGCAATTTGGATTTAAATTCATCAAAAAATTCTGACTCATCCACAGTGGATATTAAATTTGCCCACAATAACACATCTGGATCTAGACTAGATTGTAATTGCTTCACTATCATGTCTCTGGCAAGTTTAGGCCATACACCCGGGCGCATTGATTGTGGTGTATGGACACGACCCAACCAAGGACGTGGTAAACCCATACTATAACACCATTCAAAGAATTCGTCAAGATAATAAACGTTGTAGGCACTGACAGTATGACTAACACTTAGTTTAATGTTTGATACGTGTATCTGTTGGTATGCAATCACGTTGGCAATTAATTTATTCCAATTGGCTGGATGTCGTATATATTCGTATCTGCGGCCTACTCCATCAATACTTAGTTGGATATCAACTTCTTTGAAGTGTGCCCATAGTTGCCACCATTCTTCATCTGGAAATATCTGTGCATTGGTTGTATAATGTAAAGTTATATTTTTTGCTTGTCCTACATTCACGTAATGTGATAACAGTACCTTTTGCTCGGCCACTCCGCTTAGAAATGGTTCTCCTCCTGGAACGTCCAGGTGTACAATATCCGGAGCCTGTGATATAAAATCTTGTACAAAGTTTTTTTTGTAAAATTTAAAATGCGGAATATCTTTGCCGTACAAGTCATGATACTCTTTTTGCCAACGGCTTGACGCATAGGGTCCACAAGTTATGCATTTAAGATTACAAGTGTTTCCAAATGCAACGCTGGTTGTAATGAATTTGTTACTGTTAAAGTCGTACACATCGTAGTGATGTTTCCACCGGGTGTAGTCCAATTGTCGTTTACTTTCAATACCATTTTCTTCTTCAATACGACATCTTTCGCAACCTTGCGGCCAAGCTCCTTGTTGAAATTCTTGTTTGATAGTTGTGACTAATTGGCTATTAGAATATTCAACCGTAGAATGCGTTTGAATATTAAATTTTTGATCATAATATTGTTTTTGAAACTTACAACAAGGAGTTATGTTACCTTGTGGGTCAATATCAATATTAGTCCAAGGAGAATAGCAAAAAGTCATGTGTTAGTATAACATACTTAGTCTAGTAAAGTCAAAAAAACAGGCACCAAAGTGCCTGTTGTAAAATGGGTAGTTTGCACTACCCAGGAGCTACTGTTAGTACTTAATCTTGCTCAAATCCCCTTAGGAATTTTTCATACAAGTTGTGGCCGCTAGTGCTCTCCAATTTGTATCCGATACTTTGGTCAAGTCTGCTATCTTCAGTGCCATACGCAAGCTCATTTCACGCAAGCGGGTTTGATTCTGTTCCATAAAGTCAATGACCATGTCACCCTGTTCCGGTGTAAAGTCGTAGTCTGCAAACAACTCGCCCTTGCGATAAATCTGCTTGATACGCAAGAAACGATCACGCATGGTGTTAAGTGTCAGGTCCAAGAAGTGACAGCGACTCTGTAAGGCTTCCAAGTGGTCTTGCAACTTCTTGCTCTTAAGGTTGCTGAACTGTAAGTTTGTGATAAAGATACAAGCACCTTTGAAGTCAAACATGTCTGGAACGCCTTCACGACGCAACATGGCACTATCACTGTTCCAGTAGATACGACGCTTTTTACCTGAATCCAGTGCAGCCTTAAGAATGTTCAAGCTAAGATCATCTTGGAACACCGAGTCACAGTCGTCAAACACCAACACATTGTTCTTGTCAGAATGTTTGTACAGGGTGCAGTACAGACCAATCGGAGTCATTGCACCTTTGATCACTTCATACTTGATCTTGCGACCTGACAATTTGTCAAATAGGCCCGAATGCTCCAATTGCTTTTCTACACCGTATGACTTGCCAACTCCAGGAGGGCCAACCACAATCATGGCTCGTACATCTCCGGCAATTGTGGCCTTGGTCATTTGATCCAAAATGTCAAAGCGTTCGCCAATACGGGTCATCACTTCTTCGTCGGTTTCAACTGGTGCCTTATTATGCACATGAACCTGAGCATGAGCAATAGGTGCCACAAATTCACCTGTAGGAACTGATTCGCCTACAAATTCTACATCTTCAATGGTGTTTACATTGATACGAACCACTTCTGGTAAGTCTGGGCCAAAAAAGCCATCTGCATTCACAGTCACATAGCCTCCCTTGGCGCCTGTTTGAAATCCTTTAACCAAGTTAAAGATCATGTTGTTCACTTGCTGATTACGGTATGTTCCGCTTATAATTTTTACTGTACTCAAGGTTAGCTCCTTTTTATTAACTATACAACTATTATACTATATTGGCAATTTCTGGTCAACCGGCTTATTTGCGGTAAATTTCACTAGTTATATCAGCACCGTTTTTGTATCCTTGATAACGACCCAAACAGTAGCCTAAAAAAGCACCATATGCCAGGGCTATTAGGATTAAGATTGTAGTTGATTCCATTTAAAACTCCTTTATTAATTGTTATGCTAGTATTGTAGCAAAAAGGGCATTGTTGGTCAACCACAAAAAAACCCTACTTTTTGTAGGGTTTTTAGCGGATTGGTGCGTGCTGACTTATTCTAAACCGGCGGCCACATTAAGATCGCACTCAAATAATCCAGATCCTTCTGCTGGAAACTGTATTTCCCATCCCCACCCACCGACGGGCGTATCACCACGGGTCTGTGCAACTCCATTAATTACAACATTGGTTCTGGGGTCGCCGCCACCACTTACAGAAAGAAACGTGCCAGATCCTGAACTTACGCTCACTGTTAAATTATTGGACTCTAAAACAGCGTCATATTCTGCCTGTGTACCTGTTTCTAATATTGCAATTTCAGCAGCACTCAATGGGGGAACGGCTTTTGCAGTATAAATTGCAATGAGTTCAGTTCTTGTGCTTGCTGGATTAGTTAAAACACCTAGTTCACTTTCGGTGTAAATTGTGTTAGTGACAGGCATGTAATTTGACATGATTTGTTCAAAATATGCATCAACTCCTACTGGACTATCTAGAGTGATCGACATAGGTAATGTGCCTGCAAAATCTACAGGCAATTCACAAGTAAACAGTACTGTTTGATCAGTTGGCAAGCGTCCTACTGTTGTGTTGTACAAAGTTGGAATTGTTCCATTATAAACTGCATTTCCATTTAAGGTTGCCGTAATTACAATCGGTTCTGTTCCAGTTGGAGCATATCCTTGCCCAAAAAATTGTATTGTTCTATTTGCCATTGTGTAAATCTCCTATACAGTTATTTATCATCGCCAATGGGCAACCACTGTTTGATCTGTAATTTGCTCAGGTTTTGGATTGCCGTGAAATATCATAATACTGGTGCTGTTTGCAACATGTGTGCCGGTACCGGGTGCTTGGTGACGTCGTTTACGGAAATTATACCCGCCGTCAAGGCACTGCCAGCGCCAACTTTGCACACGAGTTGTATCAAAAAATCTACGTTGATTTTCAGGAATTACTGCTGAAATATAGTCTTGGTCTCCAGGATATTTTCGCATGTTTGTAGCTAGGTCTTGCTGAGTAAAGGTGTCCCACATGGTCTGGTAATGTTGAGTGTTCCACCACATTACACTGGAATTTATACCTGTGTGATTTGGGCGCCATAGATATTTGAAATCTCGTATGGCCCAAAAATATGTGGTAGGCTGTTGCCAAATCCAGTCTATGTTACCTACTATCACAGTATCTAGGTCAAAATACAACAATGGCCCAGCATGATGAGCAGGATTGAAAAGTTGCATTTTGTACCACCAAGATCGTTTTGGACTGGCAATAGACCACGGTTCAAGCACATGTTTGATCATGTGTTCAGGTACTGGCCTATCGGCTTCGGTGTAAACGTGCAATTTCACACCTGGCGTGACGTGTCGACTCAGCATGTTGTACAGGCGTTCTACGTAGTCCCACGAATAAGCGGTGCCGTGTATTACACAGGCACAGTCTATAGGGCCGTGCATAATCTCTTGAGCCATAGGCCTTGTTCGATCTCTTTTAGGGTGTATTCTGTGTGACAAATTTCCACCAGCCATTGATCTCTGTCGCAATTATATGGTTTTTCTATATCTGCTATCGGTATACTAACTGGGTGCGCCAAACTACTGGAATCAACCACGGGTCTGGTGCCGGCCAATGCGGCCTGTATTCCAGGACCAGAATTATGATTGATGATAGCATGACAGTCAAAGGCCAAATTGTAGCTATCGTAGGTGTTGGATATTTTTTGTGGCTGTTCTATGATCACATCCTTGGGCAAGTGTACAAGCCCAGACTGATTCAAAGCACTACGAGGATGTGGGCGTACCACAATAGGACGGTCTGTGACTGTACGTAGTCGTTCTACTTGTTGGATAACCCAACCCTCCATGCTGACCAAGCCCACCACCTGCAGACTACGAGCGTGTTGTGCGGCGATTACAATCCTGGGATTCTGGCTCAGATTGATGGCCAGACTGATGCCCAGCTTTCTGGGACGATCCCAATCCAAGTTTTCAGTGTGTCCATAATAGCCGTTGGCTGTGATAGAGTTTAAGGCAATCTTCCAGGTCTCACCACGATACAAGGCACCCACATCTATGATGACGACTGGGCGATCCAGACTTCTATAGTGACTCCACACTGCCTGATTAGCGGCCATGCGGCCTGACCATAGCACCGACCATATGATCACTGCATCTGCGTTCATGCTGTTTGGTTCAATAGTGTGGCCAGCACTACGTAGGCTATCCAGCATGGCCTGCATGACAGGAACGCTGTTTTGAGCACATTGATTTGGAAAGTAGGCCACACGCATAAGGTTAAATATTTAATATGAAATTGCCACCACTACTAGGAAACCTAGCTCAATCACAATTTTTTGTTTACGCTGCATGCGACGTAGAATACTTTGATGAATTTGGCCCTGCACTGATCAACAGTGTTCTAAAGAATACCACATTTGGCATTCATCTACATCTATACAATCCCACACTGGATCAAATCCAATATTGCAGATCAATTGATCGTGTAAGTATTACCTACGAAGCAGTGCCTATAGAAATATTTGATGTGGCCGCCGATCGTTGGAAAACTGTGCCCGCCGACCCAGAGTTGGCCGATCGCCGACGAAGAATTATTACTGCTATGGGCAAGGGCAAAGACACCAGCATACAACAACGAATACAAAGAACTTATTTTGCATCAGCTAGATTTATACGACTACAACAACTAATAAGACCAAATACTCAAATGTTTGCCATTGATATTGACGCTATTGTGCGCAAAGATCTACCAATATTAGATAACAGTCGAGATTTTTACATACATTATATCTCGGGTCGTAAGGCTAGATATCTAGCCGGGGGACTATACCTAACTGGTAATATCAATGGCTACGATTTTCTGACAGAATATGCTGGTGTTCTAAAAACCAACATCTCTGACGATAATCTATATTGGGGAATTGATCAAGACTTATTAACTGACTTGGTTCCAAAATATCACTGGAGTAACTTACCCATGGAATATATTGATTGGGAAATGCAAGATCGCAGTTATATTTGGACTGCCAAAGGTACTAGAAAAGATTTAGAGATATTTGTTAACGAGAAGAAGAAATACACGTCTTAATTGCAGCCCACAGTTGCCCCGACTTAACTTCATCGTTTGACCAGTGTATGTTGGCAATTTTGTTAATCCACTCATTTCTATCCGGCAATGGCGGATTTTCTATTTGTGCTATGTCAGTAAATGCAACGTCTGCGGCCCAACTATGCACAGGATCTTCGATGTAACCTGGAATGCCTTCTATAGCAGACACTACATTTGGAGTTGAATTTATACCTACCGTACACCAGCAGTTGATTAATGCATCTTTAATGCTGTCGTGTTTTGATATAGTGACCGATTTTCTGTATTTTTTTCTAATTTTATGTATCTGCTTTTCTCTTGTGCCATCACCCGGGTGCATGCGAATCATTATGGGGCGGGCGCTGTGCTGTCGAATTTTTGTAATAATCGTGTCTAGCCACTCTTCCTGATCAATAAACATATTGAATCCTTTTGGCCGTTGGCAAAATATTAAAATATGTTCGCCAGTAGTGCGCCAAGGTTTTAGTTCTGCACCGTGCCACTGACTATACGTTGTCCATTTGGTAGTGTCTAATTCACCAAAAAAGTACTTGCCGGAGTCTGGATATACGCTGTTTAAACTATAGCGGTGCCATTCATGTTCCTTACGAGCATAATGTAGTACATTACTATCAACAAATATTGCTGCGGACTGTTGTGCTTTGAGAAGATTAATAATCTTCTTACGGAAGTTGTCTTCGAGGGTATATCCTAGCACAAATCCAGCATCTAGTGATTGACCTGGCAATGTGTTGTCTCTAAATTCAATTACTTCGTCACCATTGGCCAACACACCGGTTTTAAAATTATCCATGAGCATGACCTTGTTACTGAACTTAGCCGGATTGCTAATCGAGTTGTAAAAGATACCTACTTTCATTCAACGTTCCAATCTTTAGATTTGGTCATTGATATGTTGCCTTCTTCTGGCAGGGTATTGCGACCCATAAGATAGGTATGAAGATATATAGGTGTAATAAATTGATTAATTGCGTTGTCGGCAGGCGACCAATAGGCTTTATAAAACTTTACCAAACCCTTGGCCGCGTCTGGAGTGATAGCATATCCGCTGGCTCCGGGCATGCTGAAGTTTATCCATTTTACAATCCTAGGTACACCTGTTGGATTTTCTAAATAGGTTTTTTGAGGATCTCTCATGTAAGAACTTTTACCTAAACTCAATACCAATACTCCGTCAAAGTCTACAGGTTCATACTTTCTATAAAACTTAACATCATCCTCAAAAATCATGATTGGTTCGCCCAATTCAATGCATTTATTCCATAATGCATAGTGACTATAAAAACATCCAACAACACCTGGGCGACTTAATTTTCCAATATCTTCTTGTCCAACACGTTGGCGTTTATATATTGTGCTGTGAAACTCTTGTTTAAATTCTTCCCATAATTCCGGCCTAATATATTCTTTAATCTCGCGGTTACTTAATTTTTGATTTTTAATACTGTACGGATACAATACTTTTTTTGATTTGGCTGCCAGCAACACTGCCTCATCACCGCGGGTTCCTTCAAATAAGTTGGCATCAATTCCATACCCGGTCAGGGTTTCTAACATGTAAGCACTGTGCTTTACACTGTGTTCGCGGTCTGGGAGGTAAATGATAAAGGCTTGCATTGTAAATAAATAATAGTAGTAGTTTATTTATAGTAAAGGAACACGGGGTGCAAGATAACGATAAATTGTTGGGGTTAGAATATAGAGAAAGCCGCAGGCATCCTGGAACATGGTTGTGGCCCAGCGAAGATATCTGGGCATGGAAATGGTTAAACAAAATAGGTCACTGGGACTTACCGGTTCAAATTGCCAATTTGTGTGAACATAGAAACTTAGTGGTACAGGCCGGCGGCAATGCTGGACTTTATCCCAAACAATATAGTCAACTGTTTCGGTCAGTTGTAACCTTAGAACCCGACTACAGAAACTTTACTTGTTTGTGTCGCAATGTATTGGAAAAAAATGTTGTAAAATATCAAGCAGCCGTGGGCGATGTAGAATCAATGATTGAATTAGAAACCAACCCAAGATGGAATGAAACTAATACCGGTGCATTAAAAATAAAAGGCCACGGCAATATAAAACAGATTACAATTGATTCATTGGATCTGGATCCAGATTTGATACATTTAGACATAGAAGGGTTTGAAGCATTTGCATTGCTGGGAGCCAAAGAAACCATTACCAGATCAAAGCCATTAATTGTGCTAGAAACAAATGGCAGCGGAGATGAATATGGATGGCCACAAGAAAAAATTGACAATTTATTGAACTCGTGGAATTATAAAATTCATGTCACATGGGATCACGACACTGTTTACAAATGCGCTGGATAACGTTATGAGAAACTTAGAACAACTGAAAAAAGACTTTGTTGAATTAAAAATTCAACCCACTGCTTGGCTAGGCGATAGTCCAACCCGAGTTGACACCTATACACGGTATGCCCAACAGGTTGATCGTATTGTGGAGTTTGGAGTATATACTGGACTAAGCACTTGTGCATGGTTAGCCGGCAATCCTAAATATCTTCGTAGTTACGACATCACCGATGCAAATTTAACAGTATTACCCGAATTAATGCGGTATGCCCAAGAACACAATATAGATTTTGAATTTGCCATTGGCAACAGTCTTGAGCTAGATATAGAGCCTTGCGATTTGTTGTTCATTGACACGGTACATAAACGTCCGCATTGTTTAGCAGAGCTAGATCGTCATGCCAAAAACACACAGCGGTATATTGTATTGCACGATCCCAGCGAATGGCACGGTGTATTTGAAGCAGTTATTATATTCCTACATCATAATAGAGGGTGGCACATAATTGAACACTGTAATCGAGGTTCTGGACTACTGGTGCTAGAACGTTACCGTGATTAATATTGTTTGCGTATTAAGGCTAGGCGGCAAGGTTGGGTATGATGCTACCTGGGTGGAAAAATTAAAAAATTCTGTTGCTAGAAATTTAGCATTGGAACACAAATTTATTTGTCTAAGCGACGTAGACGTTCCGTGCGAACGCATACCATTGATTGGCACGGGTGCTGGATTTTGGTCCAAACTGGAACTGTTTCGTCCTAAATTATTTAACGGTCCTGTACTGTATATTGATTTGGATACTGTCGTTTGTGCTAGTCTAGATGATATGGTTAACAAAATCAAAGATCAACAGTTTGTTATGTTATTAGAAACAGATAAAAATGTAGTGTCCAGTGCCGTAATGTGGTGGCAAGGTAATCATTCGTATCTATGGGATCAATATTTAGAAATATCTGCAGAAGAGATAAAAGAACAATATTCAAAAATGCCCAGATATGGTGATCAAGCATTCATAGAAGACTACACTGATCATACTCTACTTCAAGATTATATTCCCGCTGAGTGGATTGGATGGTCTAGTCAGCCAGTGGCCTCACCCGACACTAAGATTTTAATTTTTAGAAAAGTAAGTCAAAAACCTAGCACTATGATGGATCATCCACTAGTGAAACAGCACTGGCATTAAGTTCGTTGTAAACAATAATCAGTTAACAAGTGTTCTCGATGCCACTCTTCTGCTTGTGGCGTGTCGGCAAACTCATGAAAACTAGGTGTGCCTAGTGTGTAGTGTAACAGTTTAGCATCTTTGTTAGGTCCAAACTCATCTGGCAACCAATTCCATTCTTTAGGCAAGGTGCCAATACGGTTGTCTGCTAGCCAACTAAACCTATGCAGATATGCTCCGGTGCTGGCTTGCACAAACTCTGGTGTTAGCTTACGGTTAGGATGATTTGCACAATTCCAAAGTATTACACTGCTCCAATTCTTACGTGGATAATCTTCGTTCTTTGAGCCAAGATATTTTTCCTTCATCCGTGTTTTATAATCATGCTTGACTACCATGACGTCAACATGGCTTTCCTGTAGATTCCATAGTTTAACTATATCGTCACGCACAATCATGTCGCCGTCGATGAATATGGCCCAGCCGGTATAGCTCATCAAGTGTGGAACCAAAAAACGACTGTAGATAAATTGATTACTACCGTCGGTGTGTGTTTCATTGTAATCTTTGAGTAGATTTAATGCCAACGGAATAATAGCGACGGGTTGACTAGCGTGTCGAATAATGCTGTTAGCACATACGTGATATGCTACTGCTTCTCTTGGGTCGTATCCAACAAAAATTGGAATTGGTGTCATAGACGCTCAATGTCCTCTTCTACGCAGTTAGGACCATATTGTATTTCCACAATGCGACAAGGTTGGTCAAATGGATTATATAAACGATGCCATTCATTTGTGGGTATATGGTAACTATTGTGAGTTTCTAAAGATGTTTGTCGTTGGCTTTCACCTTCCACTGCGCATCGACCTTCTGACACATGCCAGTGTTCTGCACGATGTTGGTGCCGTTGCATACTAAGACTACATCCGGGCATGACAGTAAGTTCTTTAACTTTGGTTCCAGACACTTCGTGTAGTACACGATAGTGGCCCCACGGACGTTCTGTCTTGGGTGCTTTCCATTCTTGTAATATCCAACTGCTACTGTTGGCTTTGTCTTTGCCACCCACACCAAATGCAAATTCCACACCGTTGACTGACATTTCTGGAATATTTTCTTTTGTGCGATCGCCGCCGTTGGCAAAGATAATTTTTGCATCTGGATAGTGAGCCTGAACTTGCTGTAATAAGTGACAAGCGGTTCCGTCTTCGTCGTCAAACGTGTATACTTCATCCACCTGTTTGAGATTGTTGAGCACACAAAGACGTTCGGTCCAGGGCATGAATGCGCGACCTTTTTTACGGGCAAGCCACTCGTCGCTGTTGATGCCTACAACAAGCATGTCGCCTAGTAGGCGTGCATGTTTAATTAGTTTGATATGTCCAGAATGTACAGGATCAAATCCACCGCTTACTACCACAATAGTTTTCATACGGATATTTATACGCCGTTAATACCCACTCTGCTAGATTGATTATTTCACAGCCATGCTCATCAAGCTGTGATCGATCCAGGGCACAACAAGATCCTGCTGGCGTAGGTAATTGTGTGCGTGTATGCTTTTCATGGCAGATTCGGGTAATAGGCCAAGTTCAGATAATGTATGCCAAGAAGCGGTAGTTGGGTCTTGCGGAGCATGGGCACTTTTATAAACTACGGCATGAATCCACCGATCTGTGGGTGCTTGTCGGAAAAATCCTGAACCACAATCCCAACCTGCAGTGGCCAGCTGGTAGATTAAACTGACCATGGTGTGGTGATAATAGCATCCCGAGGACAGATGGTAATCTAGTTGATTACGATGTACTCGTTGGGTTACTGGCACAGCCAGATACAACATGGCTCCGGGACTGGCCAAATGCCACCAATTGCTTAATGTCTTTACAGGTGCGTGTGTGTACTGAAAACTATCATGGCACCATAGCACGTCAAATTCCCCAGGAGATGCTAGAATTGTGCCTTCAAAATTGCCAGATTGATAAAATACAGTATTGCACTTTTTGGTTAGCGCCAGGTTGGGTGCTAAATCTATGCCAGTGCATCTGATGTTCAACGGTTGAGGAACTTCATCTCTGGTGGTCCTTGTAGCCCACCACTCAAGATCATCACCTGTGCCACATCCGAGATCTAGCACAGTTTTAATACTGGCCATAAAATCGTCGTATTCGTATAACCGATTTAGAGTTTCAAGACTGTGACGGTGGCTATCTCCAGGATGTATAAATGTCATACCTGTATATCCTCCATGCCGGCGGCTCTGAGTCTAACTATGTGCCCTAACATAAAGTTTTTAGATTCCATGGCTTTTAGTATGCCCAAATATCTATTGCGTAACAAGGCTACTTCATTTATGATGGTTTCAAAATCAATGACTTCGTCCTCACCATCTACGTATTTTTCTGCGTCTCTGCTGGTTAGTGCCCTGGCATAACCTTCAAGATATTTTTGAAAATGTTTACGGCGAATCTTGCGTAACTGTATATTGAGATGATTCAATACCGCTTCAATTTCTTGTAACTGGTTGAAACGATGTTCAGTAATGCCAGGTAATGCTGTGATATTTTTTTCAACAAGGCCACCAATACGTACATCACGCTTGGCATCTTCTAGCTCTGTTTCGTAATGAGCTATGAAATCAGGAATGTTACCTAGACTGGCAACAATCTTACTATACCACATCAGTAATCCTCGTCCTCGTATTCTTCATCTTCGTCATCATCATTAATTTCATCTTCATGATCTTTAAGATAACTTGTAAGAGCACGTTTAATTTCATTATCAGTTTTAAATACTGATTTGATTTCGTCAGCGTCGGCATCGTTGTCAATTAACACACTTACCAATGTTTCTGCGGCTTCGTCACGATCTTGTGGATTAACATAACGTTTGAGCTCGTCCCAAATTTCTTTACTTAATTCTACACTCATTTTTATTCCTCCGCAACTGTGTCTTCAATACTTACCGTTTTTTGATTATTAAAGTCCAACATGAGTTTATCTAAACATCCGCCTTCGTTGGCTTCCCACTTTTTGCGGAACTGTTTGATGATTTCACCATCGCTGGTAACAAACGCTAGACTGTTGCCTTCCTTTTTAAGCAGGCCACGTTTCTCAGCCATGTCCACCATGCCTGAGTACGGGTTCATACCTGTTTCATAAGGAATTTTGACCTGTACACCTTCAAACGGTTTGGCATAACGAGTTTTCATTACTTTACAACCAGCACGGATACCCATGACATCGGTAATCTTGTTGCCATCCTCGTCTTCTTTCAGTTTCATTTTCTTCATAGCAACTACAATACTTGATGCATAGATAAAGCCTTGACCACCTGAAATTTTATCATCTGGATCAAACATGTCTTGGCTAGCGTAGGTATGGTTTGTACATACCAGACCCACGTTGTAACTACCAAACATGTTGACACAATTACGAACCAATGCTGTCAGTGCTTTGGGTTTACGACCCAAGTCACCTTTCATTTCACCTGCATCAAACTGATTTACGTCAGTGGGTGTCAACAACATGCCCAAGCTGTCAATAACAAACAACACCTTTGGGCGCTCGCCGTCTGGAAGTGCTTTATAGTCACTCATGAATGTTGAAATTGTTTTGGCCACATCATCGATCATGGCCATTGACAATTTAAGTAATTTGCTATCGCTAGTATCAACTCCTAATGCCTTGAGCCAATCTTCATCCAGCGCATTTTCACTGTCAATCAAAATAACAAAAATGCCTTGCTCTTGTGCGTTCTTAATGATGTTGCCTGAACAAAAATAACTCTTGCCTGCACCAGACTCACCGGCAAATACTGTAACTTTGCCTAACGGGATACCTTTGTTAAAGTCGCCTGAGATCAAGTAGTTGAGTGCAAAGTTACCTGTGCTGATCCAGTCGGTGGGATCGTTAAATCCGATCGATAGACCATCAATGCTCTTGGTAATGTCCTTACGGAATTTTGATACGTCAAATGGTTTACCCATGATTAAGTTCCTTCTTTAAGTTTATATAATTCTGTAAAAATTTTACTGCTGTCTACTCCACGTCTTTGATCCATTACAGCTAACTTCTCAAATGACGTTGTTAAGTTCTTTTCAATTGGTTGTTCTATATAGTGTAACATATTTCGGTAACTGTCTTCAAGCAAGTATCCCGGGTGCTCGTTAATTTTAGACTCCAATTTAGTCTTTAGTAAGTTTAACATATTTTCTGGCAAATGTCTAATGTTTAGATGTTCTGGAGTTAGCAATGCTCCTATGATAAAGCTGTTGTTATGGAATCCTAACCCTTTGAGGTAATCTACACAACCAAATATTGTGTCATAGTTTAATAAAAACCACAACATATTAAAACTTATCTTATGATCGAGTTTTCTAATTACCGTTAAATTATCTAAAAAATCAGACCATTTGCCGCCAAATCGAATATATTCAAATTCTTTTTCTACAGTTTCTACACTCACAGTCCAGTGAACATTTTTAAACTTGCATACTGCATCAAACACTCCGGTATCAACCTTGCTAAGGTTAGTGTTTATCCTAAGATTAACATCGGGGTTTAATTTTTTAAGTAACTCTAAATTTTCTTTCATTAGCAACGGCTCGCCGCCTGCCAAGTAAACGTGTTTAAGAGTGGGTGCGTGTTTAAAAATATATTCTTTAAACTCAGCACGTTGTAGATCTGTTGGTGTATCTTGTACCACTTGAAGTTCTTGAACCCATTTACTACTAAATCTAGGCCCGCAATACACACAAGAAAAATTACATAAATTAGTCCACCGAACATCAACTGTTTGCAAATTAAAATTATCAACTTGGTATGTATCAAGCGGTGTTCGTTTGAATTCTCTTATGTAAAAAATTCTATCGCTGATAATGTCAAATCCTTTTTTATTGTGCTCAAGATCATAACAAGTGTGACATCCAACAGCTGGCTGATTATTAAGAATGTTGGTTTGTTTACCTACATTCTTGGTTCCGAGCAGTATTTCCTCAATCGGTGCGTCCTTGATATTGCCAAGTGTATCATCACTACGAATGCAGTTTTTAACTGCGCCGTCGGAATTGTACATGAGCCCTGTCCATGGCATAGGACAAAAATGTCGATTTGTCAGTACGTCTTTAGGATTCATTTATACAATGGTCCTAGTGATATATCTGGTATTGTTAAATTATTATTTTTGGCCATATCAAATAAATCTAATAAAGTTCTAGCCCAGTTATTAACATCTGCCGCAGGTGGTACAGTTTGTCCAGGTTGTGTGGCAATGTATCCAGGTCTAACAATGGTAATAGTTATACCAAGACGTTGATGGCGTAGCTGTTTGACCATTTCTTCCAATGTGACTTTTTGTTGATGATAGGCCACCATATCCAATCCAGGTAGTACACTAACAGGATCTTGTGTCATTATGGTACTGATTACTATAATGTGTTTTTTGGTGCCAGTCCAGCGTTGTGCCATTTCAAATAACAACTCAGTCTGTGCGTATCCAGCTTGTGCATTGTTCACAAACACATCGCACGACTCAATCTGATTACAAATTTTAGGTATGTTACGAATGTTATTGCCTTCGCGTTGACTAAGTCCTACAACCTCATGTTTATCAAGGACATATTCTTTAGCCAGTGCTTGACCTATACCTGCAGTATGTCCCGTAATTGCTATTTTCATTCAATGCCTCTTAACTGTTTTTGTTTGCGTATGTATGCATCTCTGGCAGCATGGTCGGTGTTATCAACGCTTAGTTCCGCGGGCATTTTTAAATATGCATAACCATGATCAATGCCATGTTCCTGGGCAAAAGCTTGTATATTAGCCAAATCATCTACATTCAATACACTAACTGTGGTCCATAAATTTAATTTTACCGGCATGGTTTTGTATTGCATTAGGTTAAGATAAAAAGTTTCCCAAGGAATGGGCCAACGCATAAACTCATGAACCGGGCCAATTCCGTCACAACTAACTGTAACAGTAACCTCAATGCCACGTTGAGCTATTTCAGTAAGCTCGTCTAATACAATATTACAATTAGTATTGAGTCTTAGTGTGCGTAAATTTGGTGGTAAGTTTGCCAACAGTTTTTTATAGTTTTTGCTGTAGCTTGGCTCGCCGCCGTTGATGTCTAGGTGCCTGATGCGTTCCTGAGGCAAGTTCCAATATGATGTGCTATTATTGATTACAGGAAATTTGTTGCCGGTTAGTGCACCAATGCGAGTACTACAATCAGGATTACAAGTTTGGCAAGCTGCATTACATACATTGTCTAGTACTCCACCTACTTGAAGATACTCGGAATCGGATTCAGATTCATCCAATGCAATAGCATGTATTCTTACACTGCTAGGACTTTTCACTTCAATTTCTTGACAACGCACACATTCTTTGGGCCATGTGTCAAATTTAAATAATTCCTTTGTATTAGCCAACCACAAACTAGACTCCATATCTGCCAATGAAGCATATTGCGGAGCATTGGTCATGTGACCACAACGGCTAACTGTGCCATTGGGATTAAAACGAACAAAATGATCTAGTCTAGGGCAGTACATTGGTTATGTTGAGAGATTTTTTAAAAACTAAATCGTACAGATTAGAGTGGTTATCTTGTACATAAGTTAGTAACTCATGTATTGTAACTGTTTTGCCTATATGATCAATTAAAATTTGATCTAATGCGTAATATAATTCTATTGACGTCCAATTAAAACTATTAATTTTTTGTCTGAGTTCATCAGTTAATGGTTCTACTCTAGCACGACTATTAACGTGTGTTAGTTGGCTAATTTCTGTTATAGGACTAAATGTCACTAAAATGTTGGGGCGAGTTAAACGAGCTAGATTTAACAGCCAAAAAAACTGCGGAGCATAGTGCCTATTCAAAAACAAATATCTATTAACAAAAAATAATACAGTATGTTGGTCCAGATCGTTGCCTTCTGCGGCCAAGTGTTGTAGATAAGTGTTTATTCCACTTAGAAAACGCTCACGAGGATCTCGTAAAAATATTCTAATTGGCGTGTTAATTTTGACAATATCTTGTTCTGGCACAAATGTCCATCCTCTAGATTCCATTTTCCAGGTTAACGAGGAGCGACCACATTTAAAAATTGGATAGACAAATTGCTGTGAGGCAACTTGAATCACCTCACAGCTATCTGGGAAGATAATATTATCTACTTCCGAAAACATTGTTTATGCCTTTTGACGGGCACGGATCATAGCTAATATATCTTGTGCTTTATCACTAGAAGCTGGTTTAGCTTCTACAGGAGCCGTCGCTACTGCTGGCTCTTCGTCATCAAAGTCACTTGATACAGATGCTGGCGCACTTACCACTGCTGGAGCACTTTCTGTTGCAGGAGCACTGCCACTACCCGCTGGAGCCGAAACTCCTGCTGGGCGGAAGTACTGACCCCAACGTTCTGTGTCATAGCTTTGACCATCTACTGACGCTTCAAACATTTCTTTAATTACCCGAACTTCTGCTTCGGAGGGTTTCTTAGGCAAGAATGTTGATAGATCAAACAAACCGTGTTCAGCAATGGCCGCTTGTTCAGCTTCTGAGAGTGCTGTTTCTTTGCGTGACCATTTAGATCCTGAATAATCAGCAAAGCCGCCTTTGGCGCCTTTGGTGATACGGAAGTCCAACCCACGCATCAAGTCTGTTGGTAATTCTTCCAATTCTGGATCCATCAATGCTGATTTGATAGTTGTAAAAATCTGAGGACCAATGATAAATCTACGGATTGGGTTTGCTGGAGCCTTGTCGTCAGCAATTGGATTCTCGCGAACAAAGCCTTGGAAAATGTAACTGCGTTTCTTCCAATATTTACGACCCATTTCTTCTAGACTTTTATCTTTGAACCAAGTGCGAACTTCTGTAAGCACTGGACAAGTTTCTTGCCACATTTCCATACACGGAACTTGTACATAAACTTGTTTTGATTCCATCTCTCCTTTGATACCATTAAATGGTAAACGGATCATAGCACGTTCTTGCCAAAAGAATGTGTTCTTTGTGTTACCGTCTGGGAGGAATCTAAGTGTTGCGGCACCGCCTTCTTCCATATTCCAGTGTGGATAAATTGCATTATCGCCACCTGTGGAGTTGCCGCCTTGTTGTTTACCTTCTGATTGTGCCAATCGGGCACGGATTTCTGCTAATGATGCCATTTTGTGTTGCCTTTCTAAGTTTTAAAATGTGTTGCCTATCTATTGTATAGATGTTACGTTGCCTGTGATACAAAAGAAAAAAGCGTATTCACTTGTATAGTGTACACGCTTAATTCCTTAGCGTCAAGTACTATTTATGACGCGGTTGTTCAGATTGTAAAATTAACGTTTTAATCCAGATAATTCTTTGAGACGATCCAAAAAGCTCAAATCTTTGCCCACTGGTTTCATTTTGCCTGAGTGTCCGTATTGACCAGCTAATGGGCTGGTATCGGCTCCATAACATTCTTCCATGCCGTGTATAGAACAATTTTCACCGGCTTCAGTCATGTTGCATGTGGCATCATCAAATAAGGATGCGTCATTATCATCAGTTTGGTCTGGAGATATAGCATCACCAATAGCATCACCGGCTATTGCACCGCGAACAGCACCAACTGGGCCACCTAACGCCGCTCCAGCAACACCACCCAATACTGCACCAACAGCACCTTCGCCTTGAATCAATGGGTTTTCCATACCGCCGTCTACACTGTGCGGCTCTCGAACTTCTTCAGGAGCCATACCAGCCAACTTGCGCATGGCGTTCTTTTCTTCAGCATAGTCACCGTGCATGACGCTTTCACGCTCAAGGCTTGGATCATCTTCGGAACCAACGCCTGGACTAAACATTCCATACCCAGGCAAACCTAAGTCTTTACCAAAACGGTCAGCTACCCACTCGTACGGATCACCATCACGAGCTTTTTGTACGCCATATGGCATGTCGTCATGGTAGTAATCGTACAGTGCATCATGTAGATGTTGACTTACTTCGCCGGTTTCTTTAAAGTCTTTAACGTCACGTTTGAATGTGTTGAGAATGTGTTGCAGTGTTGATCCGGTATCGTCAGTTAAAACGCTTTCGTTCATGGGCTCAAGATCACTAGGGTTGGTTGGCTCAGCAGGATTCATTTCTGCTGTGGGATCAATGTTCAACTGCTCAATGACCTTACGCACATCTGGATCGTTGCTTAGTTCTTGCATGCGATCAAAAATAACTTGTCGAGCATCTGCATTAGCATCACGTTCAGCCAATGCTTCCAATTGATCAAACAATTCATCGTCCCCCAATAGGTCATACAATTGTTCTGTGACATTGGTAGCATCTGCACCCACTGGCAAGTCAGTGCTCATGAGTTCAAGCAATTCGGCTTGTTTTTCTGGAGTGTCTGGTGTTTGCCAGGTGCCTTCTAACAGGCGCTCGTCACAGGCTTCAAATATGTTGGATTCTTTCATTGCTGTTCCTTGTTGTTGTATTTTTGCCATCAGGGGAAGTGCTGACTCAATTCTTGTGTCAAT